GAAGTTGCTGATGCCCTTGCTGACATTATCTATATTGCTTGTGGCACTGCCGTTTCTTACGGTATTCCTTTGGACGATGTTTTTGCTGAGGTCCATCGAAGCAATATGGCAAAGCTTGTAGACGGTAAGGTAATTCGTCGAGAAGATGGTAAGGTACAGAAGCCAGCTGATTGGACTCCACCAGATGTACGAAGCATTTTAGATAAAGCACACACTGAATATGTTTGTAAAATTGCATCAATTACGCTATAATAGTCGTATATATAACGTTATAGTGTAAACGAGGAGAACAGCTATGGTTGAAGTTTTGGTGCGACCTAAAATTGACTCAGAGGAAACTCTGGGTTCATTTGTCGGTAAACAGTATTATGATCGTGTAATTGAAACAGACTGCGATCTTTATGCAGAGTCGTTAGATGGTTCTTTGTCTGAAGAAAACATCATTTTTAAGTATCGCAAAAATACTTTCACAAAAGAAGAATGCGAAGCAGCATACGCTGGTCTTAGAGCAGCTGCTACAGAATCGCAAAATCGTGGTATGGCAGCTGGTCCTCGTGGCGAGGTTTTGGGTCAAGACAAGCGTCAAAATCGTGATTGGGTAACTGCTGAGCAGCTAGAAATTTTATCATTCTTAGCTCGTCCTCTCAATACTATTGACGATGGTACTACTATCGAGACAATCAAAGAAGATAATAAAGGACCTTCGAAAGAAGAAACTCGTGGTCAGGTTTGGCTTCGCTCAGAGGTGACTAAACTTTATCCTGAGTATCATGGTTGGTTTGACAAGTGGCTTTCTAATGCTGTGAAAATGCCTAGAGAACAACAAATTCACGACGCTAACTTCATAATTAAGAATTATATTTCAGACACTAATTACGCTCAGTCTGTTATGTCTGGTATTGCTGGATATTTTGATCGCTATCCTCGTATCCCGTACGGGCGAGCAACTTCTTATACCGAGAAGCATTATGATACTTTCGCAAAATGTTATCCATATATTCATAAACTAAATAAGCAATTCGCACAATTAATTCCTGGTAGATGGAGAGCGCAAAATGCAGAAGCAAACAAGCTTGACGCAAGATTCCGTATTGATGGCACTGTGTTCACTACTCTTACTGTTAACCACAACTGGCGCACTGCCTGCCATCGTGATGCTGGTGATCTCACTTCTGGTTTCAGTAATATTTGTGGCGTTACTGGTCCAGAGGGTAAGGGATGGCGTGGTGGTCAGTTTATTCTCCCTGAGTATCGCATTGCAATTAATCTCCAGCCTGGTGATATGTTACTGGTTAATAACCATGAGGGGATTCATGGAAACGACGAGCTTATTGGTGATGACAACGATCGTATGACAATCGTTGCTTACTTCCGTGAGAAAATGGTTGATCTTAAATCATACGATTATGAGTTTCTCCGTAAGAAATATATTGACGAGCGTCGTCTTAACAAAGATCATAGGCTACAACGTAATCTTTGGAATGGCGTAAATGCAGGTATGTGGGAAGAACAAGAGTGGTATGACTATATGAAAGCGCATAATATCCCTGATCCTTACGAAAAAGAAAAGCAAGTAACTTTGGACTCATTTTTCTAATGTGTGGCGTTCTTGGTATTACCATTAAAAATTTCGCAAAGAAAGACCACGATTTAGTTCGTGGTCTTTTCATTCAATCTATGATCCGTGGTAAACACGCGACTGGAGTTTCCTATGTAAAGAATGGTAAAGTGTTTACAGATAAAAAATCTGTACCTGCCGACGAGTTTATCAACAATCAAAATTTAGAGGATTGGACGAATGAAGACGGACATTTATATTGTGTTGGTCATATTAGGTATTCCACTTCTGACCTGCGTTACAACCAGCCTATGGCTAGTGATAAGTTATCTGTGGTACACAACGGTGTCATATCTCAAGAACCTTCTGAAACTTGGGAATCAACATACAAGCTCAGAACAGAAACCTCAAACGACTCAGAGCTTGTTTTGCGAGCAATGGAAAAAAATTTAAATCCTCTTCAGCACTTTGATCCAGCTTCTATGTCAGTTTGCGCTTTGTATGACGACAAAAGGTTAATTGCGTATCGTAATGGCGAACGCCCATTATATTACACATATGGCACTAATGGTTTTGTGTTTGCTTCGACTGCAGATATTTTGAAAAGAGCAGGGTTTCATTTTTCTGTAAAAGTTCCAATGTATAAAGTTTTTACCATTGACAAATTTAATGTGACAAGCTATACTATGGATAATAATTACTATGAGGATTTGCAGTGAAAATATTGATTATCGACAACCTATTTTCTCCTAATTTAAAAGGCAAAGTCGGTAATGGCGCTCAAAAGTTTTCTAAAAACCAAATGGAACTGTTGACTACGGTGCACGACACCTACTACATCACGGCTGTAGGTAGCGATAAGCAGTATGACAACCAGTATATTCTTGATGGTTTTTTTGACATCTCTGATGAAGAAAACAAACGCAAGCAGACACGTGGCGTTTTAGAAGAGATAAAGAAAATTATCATCCAACTAGATCCAGATGTGGTGCTTGATAATTCTTGCAAACATATGAGCTCAATATGGGAAAACTATAAAGTTGGTATCATTTTTGAACATTATCATAAGCCATCATCTATAATTTCAAAAGACAGAGGCAACAGTAAATTTTCTAAGAAGGGAGTTTACTGGTGTGGCGTATCAAAATGGCAAGCAAAAAAGTTTCTAGATAATTTTGATGATACGATTTGCATTCATTATATTAATGAACCGCCATCTGTAATTAAAGAAGCAAAACCATATGGAATATTTGTTGGGCGTTGGGATGCTGGCAAATATCCTCAAGTTGCATTGAAAAATTATCTTAAGTCTGGCGCTAATTATCCTGTAGAATGTTTTATCAAATTTGGCGGAACAGAGATACCTGCAAAAGAACTGGAGAATTTGCAAAAGTCGCCTTTGCTTAAGTTTCATATTGATGCTCCTAGACAGCAGATACTTGACTCTATGTCTGAAGCCATGTTTGGTTTGGGTATGGGGAACGAGTCAACAGGTATTGTTTGTTTAGAATATGTCACACACGGTGTTCCATACATCGTTCCTGGCAACAAAACAGTCGCCGAGTCAGAACATATTCCAGCTGAAACTTTATACTTCTGTGATCGTTTTTTGGACACGCCCATGCCCGAACAAATTAGAAATTATGTTGATTTATCTTCAAAACTAAGCTATACTGATAGAGTTAGGTTTTCTGAAACGGTTGTAAATAAGTATACAGCCGAGCATTTCATTAAAGAGAATATGCGAATCATTCATCAAGCGGTGTCGAACAGTAGGAACAATTTAGAATGCTTTATGATGTGAACAAATTTAGTTATGGTGTTGAACTTGAGTATGGAAATTGCGATCGTCTAGCAGAACTTCCAGATGGCGCAAAATGGAACGATAAAGATAATACCTGCGTAAGTAGCACGGGTATTGCCAACGATCCTGTTGGTAAATTGTATCGCTGGGGTGGTGAAATTAACACAAGACCTACCGATACGATTGAAGAACAAATCGAACATGTCAAACTTATAAATGATGCATTGCCTACTGCGATCGTAAATTATCGCAGTAATTTGCACATTCATATTCGTGTTCCTGGTTTACATAATGATCTCGCTGCTTGTAAAAAGCTTCTGACATATGTCGATAGGTATCAGCAGCAAGCTTTTGATATTGTAGAGTCTATTCCCGTCCCTGATCGGAACAGGCTAAGACCAATTGAATATGAGTGGGCTCTGAAGCGAATGCATCGTCGTCATAAGTCACATCAGCATAAACTTTCCCCTGCTCGTTTTCATGCTATGATGATGTCTACAACGACTCAAGAGTTTTATGAGAACCATGCCCATAAAGATAAGAATGGGAAACCTGCTTGGTTCCAGTGCCCTCGCGCAGGAATCAATTTGAGACAGATGTGGGAAGAAACTAACACAATTGAGTTTAGACATTTTCCTGGCACAAGAGATCACGTTGAACTTGGTTTTTGTATTGACTGGTGTCACGATTTTCTCAATGCTGCATTGAATGAAGAAGATTTATCGCCAAGGGAAATTTATATGTATGGTGAATATAAGTTTCCTAAGTTTGGTGAATATGAGTTTGAAACTGAGCAGGTATATCAGTATACTAATTTCGACAAGAACTCTCGCAAGGTTGTAGAACAAAGGTTAAACGATCTGCGTGCAAAAATTGATATTGACGATTTGAAAACATCCAGCAAAGATGTATATGAGGTTATTCGATGAAAGTTTTGTTTGTATGCCATGGTAATATTAATCGTTCAGCAGCTGGTGAAATCATTTTAAAAGTGAAGAAGCCAGAATGGGAAGTACGTTCGGCTGCTCTTAAAGATACCAAGGGTGGAGAAATTACCGCAAAGAAAATGCGTGACGCTTTGAATGAAAAAGGGTATAATACAACTGGAATTCGTTCGATACCAGTTAGTCAAGAAATGATAGATTGGGCTGATGTTGTGTTCTATATGGATAACAGCAATGAACAAAAGCTCAAAGATAAGTTTGGTATGGAAGTTATGTTCAAGTCAGAACGACTGAGTAAGTATATTGGCGCTCACAAAATTCCTGATCCTAACTTCTCTAAAACGAACGAACTTCACAAATTTGTGATTAGAATGATTGAGGAATCGCTTGACAAATATATCATCCAGCAGAATTAAAGATTTTAAAAACTGGTATAGCTGGTCGCTTTCCATCAAAGATTGCGATCCAGCTATACATATGACCAATTATCTGTTTGATAGATTTGAACACAATAAGGAACAAAAGCTTTGGATTTCTTGGATATACGGTACGACGTATTATCTTCCAACAACATGGGTGATCTGGAATGAATTTCCCGACATGGAACTCGTCGGCGTCGAAAGACTACGTGAATGGAACGATAATAATTACAAGCGGCTCCGATATCAGACAGACACTAAGTGGAATAAAGGTCATCTACCTGCGCAGTTCGAGTCCTACAAAAACTGGGTTGGAGGAAAAAACCAACGCGAAGCATTTCATCCTTTCCTCGGTGGAACCCCAACAGAAAACTTTGATCGACTCTGGCCAGAAGTAAAAGAGAAGTTTCATAAGTTCGGTCGCTATTCAACTTGGTTTTATCTTCAAACTCTCAAACAGTGTTGTGATATGCCAATTGAACCTTCTACGCTTATGCTAGAAGATCACGATGGCTCGCGCTCGCATCGCAATGGTCTTTTGTTAGCTCTTGGTCTTGATGAGTGGTATGATCAAAAGCTTTCTGAAAGTCAGCTAAACTATATTAATGGTCAGGCTTATTATATCTTAGAGGAAGTGAAGCAGGAATTTCCTTCCACTGACTATTTTGATATGGAGACCTGTCTTTGTTCGTTCAAAAAGCTGTTTCGTAAATCGAAGGGTCGATACCTAGGATATTATCTTGATCGTCAAGCTGAAGAAATTCAAAAGTGTGAAAAAGATAATTGGTTCGGTATTGATTGGAAACCATTGTGGGATTCAAGAACAGAAACATTGCCATCAAAGTTGTTGACTAATAAGGTAGATAATAGTAAAATGAGTTTGTACCTTGATAATAAAGTGTTGGATGCAACAGGACTTTTCGAGCAAAAGTCGATTGGATTAGAGGAGTTTTATGTATGAAGGTTATTGCTATCGGTGGTAATCCTGGAAGCGGTAAGTCAACGTTGATGAAGCGTTTGATTGAATATTACACACCAGTCAAAAAGTATACTGAGTTTAAGTTGGTTCCTTACCTTCAAAATAATAACATTTACATCCTCGGCAAGTATGACGATGGTGAAGTGTTTTCGGGTACTGACCGTATGAGTATGGCAGTTCAGCCAGAGGCTATTAAGTTTCTCGCTACGCTCCCTCCTAACTCTATCGTTCTCTATGAGGGTGATAGATTGTTTACAGCCTCTTTCCTAGAAGATTGTGCAGAAAAGTATGATCTTAAAATCATCAGCCTTTTGACTGAACAGTCGATTCGTGAGGAAAGATATAAGGAGCGAGGTAGCAATCAAAATGTAACTTGGCTTCTCGGGCGCGAGAGCAAGATCAGTAATATCCTTACCAATATGTCTCTGTTGTTTTATGTTGAAGCTTATAGTAATAACAATTTGCAAGAGCAGGAAATTATCTATCAGTCTATAATCAATGAGGTGGCAGATGTCTGAGCACAATATTAAACTGAACGATATTAAAGTTTCGTATGGCGATAAAGCCACACCTAATTATGTTGATAATTGGGACGATACAGTATATAATAATCAGGTGATCAAAATGCAGGCGAAACCTACTAAAAAGAAGACAAAGGTTATGAAGCAAGAACTCTCGAATAATTTTTATAAATACGCAGAAGGTCAGATTATTTCTGATTTTCAAGACTATATAGATAAGACATACGGTGAGCATTATAAGACCGACGAGCAAAGTATCGAGTGTTTTGACGCTTGGATCGCTCTCGGTAATTCCACCGATACGTTTCGTAACACAGCTCTAAAATACCTTTGGCGCTATGGAAAGAAGAACGGCAACAACAAAGCCGATTTGATGAAAGCTCTACATTACACAATGATGTGTTTGTACGTAGATCACTATAAGGATGAAAAATAATGGAAATTAATGTACCTGTTGAAATGTTGCGTGCTAATAAGTTGTTCGTTGCTACGCCAATGTATGGCGGTATGTGTGCTGGCATGTTCGCTAAGTCAACTGCAGATTTGTCTGCTATTTGCACTCAGTATGGCATCCCTGTACAGTTTTATTACCTCTTTAACGAATCTCTCATTACTCGCGCTCGTAACTATTGCGTAGATGAGTTTATGCGTTCAGATGCTGAACATCTTATGTTTATTGACTCAGATATTGGGTTCAATCCACAGGATGTTATTGCCCTCATGGCTCTTCAGGCACAGGAGCCAGAAAAGTATGATATCATCGGCGGTCCTTATCCTAAGAAGTGTATCTCCTGGGAAAAGATTAAGCTTGCCGTAGACAAGGGTATTGCTGACGAAGATGCTAATGTTCTTGAAAAGTTCGTTGGTGACTATGTTTTCAATCCTAAGAGTGGCGCTGGTAATATTCCGATTTCCGAACCAGTTGAGGTTCTTGAAATTGGCACTGGCTTTATGATGATTTCTAAGAACGCACTTAAGAAGTTTGTTGCTGCGTATCCAAAGTATCATTACAAGCCAGATCATATCCGCACTGAAGCTTTCGACGGTTCTCGCGAAATTCTTCAGTTTTTCCAGGCGGAAATTGATCAGGTCGATTTCGGTCAGTACTATGCTGCTGAATTGAAGCGTATTGCAGCATTGAAGTTGACTGATCCTGGCCAGGTGCAGGCAGAAGTTGATGCTGCTTTTGCTAATGGAGAAAAGCTAAATGCGCTTAGATCTAAGCGTTATCTGTCTGAAGACTATTGGTTCTGTCAGAAGGTACAGGCAATTGGTCTTAAAACTTGGTTCTGTCCATGGATGAAGATGCAGCATGTCGGCACTTATATCTTTGGTGGGTCACTTGCTGACCTTGCGTCTATCGGCGCTTCTGCTACTGCTGATCCAACTCAGCTTGGTGGTAAGAAGAAGAAGTAATCTGAAAATCTGAAGGAGACTATATTATGAATTTGAATGCGAAAACTCTCGAAGTCCTTAAGAACTTTTACTCAATCAATCCTTCCTTGGTCGTCAAGGAAGGAAACGTTCTTTCCACTATTTCTACCAATAAGACCGTGCTCGCGCGAGCGACCGTGCCAGATACTTTCACACAGCGTTTTGCTATGTATAACCTTGGTCGGTTCATCAACTCTGTAACTTCTTATGAAAATGCCGAGTTGACTTTTAATGACAGTCACGTTGTCATTAAGGAAGCTGGAAAAACAGAAAGCACACGTTTGTCTTATGCTGACGAGTCAGGTATTAAGGTTCCGCCAGAAAAGCTTCTTGTGCTTCCTACTGTAGATGCTAGCTGTAAGATTAATGCTACAAATCTTCGTGCTGTTCAGAAGCAGCTTGGTATTCTTGATGTTCCTGAAATCGCTGTTGTTGGTGACGGAACTAATGTTTACCTTCAGGCAGTTGACTCTAAGAATGTAACAAGCGATACTTTTTCTGTCGTAATTGGTACCACTGATAAGACGTTTCGTGCTTTGTTCAAGTCTGAAAATATCAAGATTATTCCTGGTGAATATGATATTTCTATCTGTTCTCGTGGTCTTTCTCACTTCAAGGGGGAAAATATCGAATTCTGGATTGCCGTTGAAGCTAATTCAACTTATAATTAACTTGACGTTTGATAAGAGAGGGGCTATATTAGTCCCTCTCACTTTATGAGGTGTGTGATGTATCAGATGTATCTTTCCAAAAATAGAAAATTACTGATGTCAAAAATTGTTAAGATTGGATTGAATATGCCTTTCCAATCGGTTGACGCTAGGATCGTTCTTTCTAACGAGAATGGTTTTTTAGAACCAAGGTTAAGTATAACATGTTCGCCGAACATTCCAAGTTATTCGACAGGAATATACACCATATACGCATCAAAAGACGGAATTGATGAATGTCTTTATGTTGGTGAATCTAAATATTGTGTCAATCAAAGGATTAGAAGGTTTTTCAAAGAGCTTACTGGTTGTACTAATCCGAACGAAACTCATCCAGCTGCAAGTAAAGCTAAAAGAGGTGGCTATTCTCTTGAATCTCATTCATATAAAGTAAAATGGATTCCATGGGATACAATAATTGAAATTGCTATAGCGATTGATAATAAATCATCAGCTAATCTAACTTATAATTTAGATAGCGCCATGTCTTATTTTGTTAAGTCGAAATATAACTGTACAACGTATCCGTTTTATGGTTATAATGATGCAACTCTTAAAAACTTTTTGGGGACTTAATATGCTTGAAGAATTCCTCTGGGTCGAAAAGTATCGTCCTAAGACCGTAGATGAAACTATCCTACCTGTTGAGCTCAAGGCTGTATTCCAACAGTTTGTTGATCAGAAAAATATCCCCAACCTAATCCTTTCTGGCTCTGCAGGTGTTGGTAAAACAACCATCGCCCGTGCTATGCTCGAGCAGCTTGAATGTGATTATATCGTAATGAACGGATCTATGTATGGTGGTATCGACACACTACGGAATGAAATTCTCAATTTTGCCTCAACAGTATCGCTTTCCGGAGGTCGAAAGTATGTCATATTGGATGAAGCCGATTACCTTAACGCAAACTCAACTCAACCTGCCCTCCGCAATTTTATGGAAGAGTTCTCACGAAATTGTGGTTTCATCCTCACTTGCAACTATAAGAACCGAATCATTGAACCGCTACATTCTCGGTGCTCTGTCGTAGACTTCAAGATTTCTAAGAAGGATATGGCCAAGCTCGCTATGCAGTTTATGAAGCGGGTAAATGTCATTCTTAATACTGAATCTATTAAGTATGAATCAGCTGTGGTCGCTGAGGTAATCAAGAAGCATTTTCCTGACTGGCGTCGTGTTCTTAACGAACTACAGCGTTATTCAGCCACAGGCTCTATTGATTCAGGTATCCTTGCAAATATGCAGGAAATTTCGATCAAGGAACTGCTCGATCTTCTTCGTGATAAGAACTTCACCGAGATCCGTAAGTGGGTTGCGAACAATATTGATCTTGATCAAAATGAAATTTATCGCAAGCTTTATGAGCAAGCTTCAAATTTCCTCGAGCCTACAGGCGTCGCACAGCTTGTATTGATTATTGCTAAGTATCAATATCAGGCTGCTTTCTGCGCTAACCCAGAAATCAATCTCGTCGCTTGTCTGACTGAAATTATGAAGGACTGTGAATTTCAATGAGCCCATTTGATGTCATCAATTCGATCACATATAACAAGAATCGTTTGATTGACGATTCGAATGAGAAAACGTATAACGCTTACCTTGTTAACAATGGACTGTCGTATTTCAAAGATACGATCGGTCATGCTCAAGAGATGAATATGAATTATCATCTTGATCCTCTGCTCCAGCATGACTATCTTTTTCATTCTGTTAGAAAACAAAAGAGATATTCAAAGTGGAAAAAGAAAGACAAAGATGCTGATTTAGAAGCTGTGAAAATATATTTTAACTACGGCTACCAAAAGGCAAAGGAGGCTATGCCACTTTTGAACAAGCAGCAGCTTGAATATATAAAGGATAAGGTCAAGGGAAACGCACTGGTAAGGTAAAACATAAAATTTAATAAATACCTCATCGTTGACAAAAATAATAACAATAATTATGAGGTGTTACAATGTCTATAGTCGATTCACTAATCGAAGTGAAAATTGCAGAAGAAGAAGACTTTCTAAAGATTAAAGAAACTCTTACACGTATCGGCGTCGCTTCCAGAAAAGATCACAAGCTTTATCAATCCTGTCATATTCTTCATAAGCAGGGTAGATATTATATCGTTCATTTTAAAGAGCTTTTCGCTCTTGATGGCAAGCCAACGAATTTCAGTACTGAAGACATTGGGCGTAGAAACACCATATGCCAGCTTCTTGAAGACTGGAATTTAATCAAAGTTGTAGATTCTGATAAAATTAAAGATCCAAGAACGCCAATGAGTCAAATTAAAATTCTCCCTCATAAGGAAAAGAGTGAGTGGGAACTTGTTGCTAAGTATAATATTGGCAGAAAGAAACCAGAATAATTTTTGTTATGGAGGAGTGAATATGTTTGAAATGTTTAAGGCGAAGCCAAAGACCACGGCTGAAGAAAAATTGGAGGAAATTAAGAACATTCTTTTTCCTCCTTTGAAAACTCAAAAAGAAAAAGACGTCATTTTTATGGTCGATTATTCGGCTGACTCCAACCTTCAGGCGGCTATCACTGATCTTGAAGAAGGACAGAACGATGAAATTGTTCAGGGCACAATCAACAAGGTCATTGACCGATTGGTGTCTGTGAGGAAAATTCTCAGAGCCTATAGCGAATTCGACACATCGGCGAAATATATCATTGTTGATGATCTGCCCACAGATGAGAAGGATGTTGAAGTTGGACCCGAAAGACGACATTGATTACCTCATAGAGGCGCTCGAGGAAATGATCGACGCACGTGATGATATGTGGCAGGAAGAAAAGTACTGCAATTATAAACAGATGATTAAAATCGCCGAGGATCGATATTACCCAGCTAAAGACAAGCTCAGGTTCTTTTTGGCAGAGATTGTCAAGATCAAGTCGGGTGAAATGGATCAAAAATAGTGCTTGCCTAATATCAGTTTCTGCGGTAAGATAAAAAGAGTTGAAACGGAGAACTGAAAAATGACCCTTGATTACATTTTTGAAACGTTTAAGGCGCTTGATTCGGCTGAAGCCAAGGTTGAGTACCTTGTTGGCCTTGCTAAGCTTAACCTTCCCTATGATATCAATTATGAAGCTTTGATTAAGGCTTGGGAAAGCCAAGTTGAAGCTGGATAGCTAACTCTAGCTTGGCAATAATAAAAAAAGTTATTGCCAAGCTTTCTTTTTGGTTGATCAATATCCCGAACTGCGTTAGAGTAAGAATATAGGTTGAAACGGGCAGTTCGCCCCTACTGACTGGAGCTTAGCAATGTCCGCATTCCCGAAAGCTTTTACCGTCTACGGTTCGTTCTACGGCTCTGATGAGCTTCCTGACGCTCTGGCGTCCTTCCCTACCTACCTTGAGGCTGAGGTTTACGTTCGGGACTACCCCGACTCTGATCCTCTCGTTGAGTACGATCGGTACCTGATTGAAATGACTGTTGGTGGCGTTCGCTTCGCTACCTACGCCTAACAGGAGCTTTGCTATGGTTGTATACGTTCTTCTCGTCGGCTATGAATATGAGGGGCATGCGTGCCTCGGTGTCTACGCCTCCGCCCGGGAGGCTCAGGAAGCCTTCGCAGCCGCTGACTGGCTAGGTGGCTACCCTGTGATCGAGGAACGAGTCCTCGGCGTCCCTGCAGAAGCTCTCGACCTCTAGGAGATCAACATGTTCGTAGCTATCCTCACGAATTTCGGTAACACCATCTACAGCGGCAATGACCTGTCGGCGGCTATAGCCAAGGTTGAGTCTGCTGGCTTTGAGGCGACCCTACAGCTGTTCAAACCGAACGGCCAATGTGGCTTGCTTAGGTTCAGTCCGATCTTTGGTTGGAAAACTATCGTTACCTAGTCAAAAAAAGTGCTTGCTTAATATCCAGAATCGTGCTAGAATAAGTGATAGGTTGGTTGACGGAGGTTTGAATGTCTACGGTTGAAACCCTACTCGTGTTCGGTCCGTTTCTGGTGCTTGCGATTGGCCTTCTGATCGCTATGACTATCTCTCATATCAATGAGGTCCGCTAATGTCTGGTATGAACCTGCTGTTGTCTGATTCTCGTGGCGTCTATATCCCTCGTGACTTCGCCGACTTCGGAGCGCATTGGGATGGCGTAAAAGCCGAAGATCTCGAAATTCTCGCCGCTGGACCCGATCATGAGCACTACTGGGATGCCTGGGATGCCGTGCTCGGAGCTGCTACCTATGTTGACGAGAAAGACAATGTGTGGCACCTCCATCAGGATGGTGACCTCTGGGCTATCTGTGAGGCTCTGATGACCGACGAGGAGTACTACGGCTACTACGGCGAGTATCGTGAGGCTCTTGACGTTGAAGACTACTGGCCTCATAGTGTCGAAAGCGATCTCGACACTGACAGTCGTTTCGAAACTGACAACTGGTACGACACTTCTGCGGAGATGCACTAATGTCTGATACATTCTTTGCCAAAGACCCAGTAGTCGCCCTGCGAGAGTTGGTTGACGAGCTATATAAGCGTATCACTGATAGTCGTAGGCTGTTAGCGATGTATGACGAAGATCCTGATCTAGCTCGTCGTGGTCACGAGAAAGGTTATGCTCAGGGTATTCGTGAGGAAATTGCCTACCTTGAGCGACTGCTTGACAAGGTGGAGCGCAGCTAATGAGTATGCATATTCTGCCTGCGTTCGTTTCTACAACGAGCACCCGTAAGCGAAAGTCAAAGCTTACGGGTAAGCAGAAGCTTCAACTCGCTGCTCATCAGGAGTGGGTTGAGAAAATGACCAAAGGTGTCAAGTCTGATAAAAAAGTGCTTGATAAATTATGGCGCAACGAGTATACTAAGTCTATGGTTGTTGATCGTTCGGCGTTCACGAAGTCTGGTATGGCTCCTGGCGTTTGTGCGAAACCAGAAGAGAAAGTTTACTCGGGCGAGATGACGCTGATTGGCATCGCTACGATGCACAAGTCCAATATGGTGCCTGTGTTTAAGAAGCAAGATGCTGAAGATATCGCTAAAATGCGGAGAGGTTGATGGATAGAATATCAATTCAAGCTCAAGACACTTCTGGTATGTGGCGTACGATTCAATACACGTTGAATCAGTCACAAAAGATTTTGGCGGCTATGAAGTCACTTCAAAGCTGCTATCCGAACTACCGCATTCGTGCTGTAGATCAAAATGGCAAAATAGTTGACATTTTGTGAAAATAAACGTTGTCTTTTATGAAAAAAGACGCTAGAATATGATCTACGGTTGAATAAGCCGTATAAATAAAGTGAAATGGAGAATCCAATGTCTAAGACTGATCGTGTGTTGAATGCATTTTTGAATGGCGAAAAGCTTACTGCTAAGCAGATTGGTGCACGTTTCGGTGCGGGTAATCCTCATCGTGTCGTACACTACCTTCGCGAGCAGGGTTATGCGATTTATCTTAATCGTCATACCGATACCAAGGGTCGCGTAAAGTCGAAGTACCGCCTCGGCGCTCCTTCGCGTGCTATCGTTGCTGCTGGCATTGCAGCTTTGGGTAGTGAAGCTCTAGGACCAAATGCCGCAAAGTTTCGTTCTGTCTGATCGGTAGTTAATCTACCAACCAGGCGGGACCGAAAGGCTCCCGCCTTTTTTTATGGTTGACTACTTTTTAGTAGTCAGCTATACTAATTGAAGAATAAAGACTACGCTGTTTGACATTGTTAGAAACTGTTGAAACAATCGAAAGGTTGTTTCTTCTAAAAGAGCTATGCGATGCTGCCACATCGTTAGTGGCAGCTACAAGATATCTCGTATGGGGT